TCCCGGAAAAGGCGATCAAGGCGCTAAGCCCAGCCGAGTATGCAGCCACTACGAAGGCAAAGCGGGCAGGGAAAGCAAAAGGCAAGCAGTTTGTTAAGCAGCCCAAGGGCATAGCGCAGAAGACAGCAAGGTTCAGATAATGGCCTACACGACTGATACGAATAACTTCAACCCCGACCTCAACGAGATATTCGAAGAGGCGTTTGAGCGCTGCGGTGTAGAGATGCGCACGGGCTATGATTTTCGTACGGCACGGCGCAGCTTGAACTTCCTGCTTGCCGAGTGGGCTAACCGTGGGGTTAACCTGTGGACTATCGAGCAGGGCTCTATTAATCTTGTTCAAGGACAAGTGACTTATGATCTTCCTGTCGATACCGTTGATCTTATCGAGCACGTTATTCGTACTAGTTCTGGCGATGGCCCCAACCAGACTGATCTCAACATCACTAGGATTAGCGTATCCACGTACTCGACCATCCCGAACAAACTAGCCCAAGGCCGTCCGATTCAGGTGTGGGTCAACCGCCAGTCGGGGCAGAAGAGCGGCTCAGAATCAGCAACCCCTGCGTACCCACAGATAAATGTCTGGCCAGCACCGGATCAGGGTACGTCAGGTAATCCGTATTACGTCTTCTATTATTGGCGTATGCGACGTATATTTGATGCTGGCAACGGTATCAACGTAATTGACATCCCGTTCCGCTTCTTGAACTGCTTGACAGCAGGTCTTGCTTATATGATAAGTATGAAGCTGAACGGCATAGACCCGCTGCGCGTTCAGGCACTAAAGATGATGTACGACGAGGCTTGGGACTTGGCGGCAGGTGAAGATAGAGAGAAAGCTGCAGATCGGTTTGTTCCTCGTGAGATGTTCTTCTAATCATGGGTAACAGGTTTGCAAGCGGTAAGAATGCAATTGCCGAGTGTGATCGGTGTGGGTTTCGCTACAAGCTCAAAGAGCTTAAGAAGCTGACGATCAAGACGAAGCAGCAGAATATTAAAGTGTGCAAGACCTGCTGGGAGCAAGACCATCCTCAGCTGCAGTTAGGTATGTATCCTGTGGATGATCCACAGGCGTTGAGAGAACCAAGACCGGATAATAGTTATTTGCAGTCTGGTTATACCGGTTTGCAGCTGACTACGAACACAGACTTTGGAGACCCCGGCGAAGGTAGCCGAGTGATCCAGTGGGGGTGGAACCCGGTAGGTGGGGCGCAGCAGTTTGATACGGGGTTGACCCCGAACTATTTGATATCCGCTGGTGTTGTTGCAGACGTAACAATTACCATAACCTAGGAGTTGATATGGACAACATGAGGAAAGTAGCCAAGCAAGAAGTCAAGGCACACGAGAAGCGCATGCATGCCAAGGGTATGAAAAAGGGCGGCGTGACCACTATGGACTTGAAGAAGATGGGCCGTAACCTCGCCCGTGTTGCTAATCAAAGGAGCCGCTAATGGCCAAGGAAAATAAACCCGCACAGGTCTATGCCCGACAAGGGATGAAGTCGGTTCTGAAGAACCAGTCTGGCAAAGAATATATGAACACCATGAACCCGTCCGTGGGCAGTATCAGTGACGGTAATGAGAAGACTATCAAGACATCGGGCATCAAGATTCGCGGCACAGGCGCAGCAACTAAAGGCGTCATGGCGCGTGGTCCTATGGGTTAAGAATGACTTACACAGAACTTGTAGCCGCTATAGAGGCGTACACCGAGAACTACGAGCAGCTGTTCGTAGATAACATTCCTGTTTTTGTAAAACAGGCGGAGAAGCGCATCTATAACACGGCGCAGATTCCTGCGTTGCGCAAGAACGTGACAGGTACGATTATCGCTGGTAACAAGTATCTCCCTTGCCCGGGCGACTTTTTGTCTGTCTATTCTTTAGCGGTTATAGATTCTGAGGGCAGATACGAGTATTTACTGAACAAGGATGTCAACTTTATACGTCAGGCATATCCTGACCCGGACGATCTTGGTGCTATTAAGTACTACGCCATTTTTGGCCCGGCGGTTAACGGCACCATAGTTACTGACGAACTGACGTTCTTGCTGGGCCCAGCCCCTCTTACCGCTTGTACAGCAGAGCTTCACTATTACTACTACCCCGAGTCGATTGTTGATGCGGGCACTAGCTGGCTCGGTGACAACTACGATCCGGTCTTGCTTTATGGCTCTTTGATGGAAGCCTACACCTTCATGAAGGGTGAGCAGGACGTGATGGCGTTCTATGCACAGAAGTATGCGGACGCCTTGGCGCAGTTGAAACGTCTGGGTGACGGCCTTGAGCGTGGTGATGCTTACCGTGATGGTCAGTATAAGATGAGGGTGACATGACCATCCAACAGGGACTGACTACTAGTTTCAAACAACAGATGTTGCAGGGGCAGCAGAACTTGGCCTCTAATACATTGAAGATGGCGCTGTATACCGGTTTTGCTTCGCTGGGCCCAACTACTACCGTGTACTCCACTACAGATGAAGTATCAGGTACGGGCTATACAGCTGGAGGCGTTACGTTAACAGGAGTGACTATAAATACTTCTGATAACGGCACTGTTTATGTAAGTTTTAATAATCCTAGTTGGGCTAATGCTTCATTTACTGCGCGTGGGGCTCTTATATACAATTCCACCCAGAGCAATAGTTCAATAGCGGTACTGGACTTCGGGGCTGACAAGACCTGTAGTAATCAAACTTTTACCGTCACATTGCCTGCCAACACAGCAACGACGGCTTTGATTCGTTTTCCATAAGGAGTAATCATGCAGAATGAAATTGCAAAATCAGGGGAAATGGTCGGTGCTTCCATTGAGAAGCCTGTATCTAGCCTTGAAAAAATGCTGGCAGGCGGCGTATTCCACGTCACTTGCTATGACAAGGACGGCAACCTGAAGTGGGAAGACAAGGCTCATAACCTAGTCGTTAACCAAGGTTTGCAGGATATGAACACCAAGTACTTTACCGGCTCGACCTATACCGCTGCATGGTATCTGGGCTTGTATGGTGCTGCGGCTTCAAACACCCCGGCTGCTTCTGACACGCTGGCTGTTCATGCTGGCTGGACTGAAGAAACCGGCTACAGCGGCAATCGTAAAGCGGTGACGTTTGGTACGGCAACAACGGCTGATCCCTCTGTCATAACTAACAGCGCATCTCCGGCATCGTTTGCAATCACTGCAACGGCTACGATTGGTGGCGCATTTCTGTGTAATGTAGCTACAGGTACATCCGGTATTTTGTTCTCGGCAGCGGACTTTCAGTCCCCCGGCGACCGCTCGGTTGTTAACGGCGACGTTCTGAACGTTACCTATACCTTTAGCTTAGACGCAGCTTAATAGGAGAGAATGATGGCAGCTTTTGCAAAAGGACAAGTAGTCAAGGTCAATGCGGTTGTTCCGTCTGGCCCTGTTCAGAAAATGCGTATGGATGAGGACGGCATTATTTCTTACCTCATTCAGTGGACAGATGCCGCAGGCAATGTTCATGAGCGTTGGTTTAACGAAGGCGATCTGGTCGCGGAGTAATTTGTGGCAGAAGGCGGCTACAGCAGCGGTACGTGGGGTGAAGCAGGTTGGGGTAACTCAGTCTATGAAAGGCTGATTACCACTTCAGGCTGGGGTATCGGTGCGTGGGGTAGCAGCGGTTGGGGTCAGGGCTATGATGGCGTTATATCTGCATCGGACCAGACAGCAGCAGAGTTTGGTCAAGCGCAAGCTAATGAGTTTGCTACCGCTGCAGATGTTGTAACAGCCTACATAGTAGCTATCTCTTCAGTTTCTGAATCCGCTACGGCGTCTGACCAGTCTGTAGGCAGTCTTGTTAGAGGTTCTTCTGTTTCAGAAACAAGTACTGGTGCTGACACTGTAATAGGAATAGGCGTTCTACAGTCTTCCTTGGAAGAAACTGCGGACGGTTCAGAAACTGTAGCGTCTTCTATAACTGTAGGTACTAGCGTAAGTGAGGCGGCTACCGGCTCTGAAACTAATGCGGCATCTGTAAATTTCGCTGCACAAGTTAATGAAAGCGTAACTGCATCAGATTCTGTTTCGTCCCTGCCAGCAATCGTAGGGGCCATAGTGGAGTCTGTTACGGCAACGGACGTTGTAGCGGGTATACCGGGGCTAGTAGGTGCAATTAGCGAATCGACAACAGGTAGTGAAACCGCGTCTACACTATATACAATAGGGGCGCAAGTAGTAGAAAATACAACGGCTAGTGAGACAGCAGCTACACAGGCTCAGTTGAACGCGCTCATAGCAGAGCTTATAGCTGCAGCGCTTGTAGATAGTGGTGAGACAGGAACTCCTAATTCTGTTTTAGAGACCGCAAGAGCTTCCGACACTGTGTCAGGTGTAAGGCAATGGGAACTTATAAATACTGGCGTGGTAGAAGGCTGGCAACTCATTGACACTTTAAATTAAGGAAACATCATGGCTAGTACATATAGCAGCCTAAAGATAGAACTGATCGGTACAGGCGACCAGTCTGGTACATGGGGCTCTACTACTAACACGAATCTAGGTACAGCGCTGGAAGAAGCGATTGTCGGTTCTGCGGATGTGTCATTTTCCAGTTCGGATGTCACTCTTACTCTGACTGATACGAACGCTACGCAGACTGCGCGTAACCTTCGCCTGAATCTTACTGGCACATCCGGCGGTGCTAGGAACCTAATCGTTCCTTCCATTGAAAAACAATACATCGTAAATAACGGGCTTGCGGATGCCGTTACGGTAAAAAATTCTACTGGCACAGGTATAGCTGTCCCTGCCGGTAAAACCATGATGGTTTACAACGATGGCACGAACGTTGTTGATGTAACGACATATGCGTCTTCGATGACTTTGGGTGCGGCTCTTCCGATTGCTTCTGGCGGTACAGCCGGGTCTGCAACTCCTACTGCTGGCGCTATTGCATATGGTACTGGCACAGCATACGCGTTTAATAGTGCTGGCACTTCTGGTCAGGCGCTTTTGAGTGGTGGTGCAAGTGCTCCTACGTTCGGAACTCTTGGTGCAACTGCTGGTGGTACAGCGCAAACTACTTATACTACTGGCGACATTTTGTACGCCTCCGCATCTAATACACTGAGTAAGCTTGCAGTCGGCAGTAATGGTCAGGTTCTTACAGTAACTGCTGGTGTCCCAGCATGGGCGGCAGGTGGTGGCGGTGGTATTTCAACAGGTAAAAGTATCGCTATGGCGATGATTTTTGGCTTCTGAGGAGTTATTAAATGGCTAACCCAAACATCGTAAACGTAACGAGTATTTACGGAAATACCGCCTACGTTATCCCTTCATCTGCTGCAACGGCTACGACTTCGTGGACGTACAACGGCACTACGTCACTGACCGGTTTGACTCCGGCGGCGAATACGGTCAACCGAGTGACTTCAATCACTGCGGCGAACACTACGTCTAGTGCAGCGACTGCGACCATTGCGGTGGGTAACAACGCAACCTTTGGTTCAGCTACGGTAGTGACGTACCCGGCATATCAGATTTCAGTGCCCCCGAACGCAACGCTGGTTATCATCGACAAGACCAACTCGGTGTATATCACTGAGAATCAGTCGGTTGCTGCATACTCGGGCACAGCATCTGCGCTGACCTTCACTGCGACGTTTGAAGCCATTACCTAATAGGTGAATCATGGGGCTGCGTTCCAATCCCGGTAATTTCATTTCTCCTGCATACAACCCGTTTGCAGCGAACTACCCACAGGCTTCGATTCTGGTGGATTACCTCGTGGTTGCCGGGGGCGCAGGTGGTGGTGGCGGTATTGGTGGTGGGGGTGGTGCAGGCGGTTTTAAAACTAGCACGAACTTTAGTATTACCACTGGAGTCGAATACGGAATTACCGTGGGCGCTGGGGGCGCTGCGGGTGCAAATGGTGGTAATAAAGGTGGGGCAGGAGGAAACTCTGTATTTAGCACCATAACATCAACAGGCGGTGGTGGCGGGGGCGGTAATAATGGAAGCCCTGCACCAGATACAGGCGGTTCTGGCGGTGGCGGCGGTAGTGGAGGTGGTGGGGCTGCTAGTGGTGCTGCGGGTACTGCTGGACAAGGAAGTGCTGGTGGTAACGGCTCTTCCTCCGCATCGTTCTATGGTGCTGGTGGAGGCGGCGGGGCGTCTGCGGTAGGAAGTAACGGCTCTGGCTCTGGTGGTGGAAACGGCGGTGCTGGCACTGCAAGTTCTATTTCCGGAAGTTCAGTGACCTACGCAGGTGGCGGTGGAGGAGGAGCTTTTAATAATGGACCCGCTGGAACTGGCGGCGCTGGTGGCGGCGCAAACGGAACTGCAACAGACACTTCCCCTTCATCCGGAACTGCTAACAGAGGCGGTGGCGGTGGAGGCGGTGGATATGTTTCCACTGGATGCGCTGGTTCAGCAGGTGGCTCAGGTATCGTCATCATCAGTTCTGGATACACTGCCCAATACGTCAAAGGCTCACCCACTGTTACTTACGCTGGCGGCAAAGTCATATATACATTCACCGCGTCTGGCGCGATTATGTTCTGAGGATAACAATGGCACACTTTGCACAACTTGATGAAAACAACGTGGTACTGCAAGTCATTGTGGTGCATAACAACGAGCTAGTAGCTAACAAGCAGACTTCTGTAAATGAAGATGGCAGTATTGCTGTTAGCGTTATCGAGTCGGAAGACAGGGGCATCGCGTTCTGCCAAAGCCTGTACGGCCCAGATACTCGTTGGGTGCAGACCAGCTACAACGGCTCTTTCCGTGGTAAGTATGCAGGCATAGGGGATACATATGACGCAGATGCTAACGAATTTCTTTCTCCTGTCGTGGCTCCTAGCGTTGATATTCCTGTCGTCGCCCCTGCTGTGGAAACTCAGCAGACGGTGGTTCTGGAAGCGCCGGTAGGACTCGGAT